TCAGCATGACCATAGTAAGCCTATCGGTCGTGTTGAAAAAATTTCTGTTGATCGTAAAGGTATCTTTGTTGAGGCTTATGTTAGTGATGCAGCAGAAAAACTACATGGTGTACAGACTCTTATTGAAGATGGTGCTTTAAAAAGCTTTTCTGTAGGTTTTAAGGTTAAGGATGGTCGTTATGATAGATCTAGCGACACTACTATGATTACAGACGTAGAACTACATGAGATTAGTGTAGTTAGCGTACCTTGTAATCAAGAAAGCCTATTTAGTGTTAGAAAAAGTTTTGAGTCCAACGATGATTATGATCAGTTTAAAAAGAGTTTAAAAGATGCCAGCTTATCTGATGAAACTAAAGCAATGTGCCGTATTTATATAGGTATTAGTAATAATGTAAATAATCATTATCATACTTTAGAGATGGATGATAGTGGTAATGGAGTTACTACCTACTCTTCTCATGGACAAGATCACTACCATAAAATAACTAATTATAAGATGGAGTCTGCCCAAGGTCATACTCATGAAGTAGTATTTTTAGTACAGCCTTCTGCATCAAGTGGAAGTCAAGAAGTTGAAGACGATGAGGACGAGCGCCCAATGTCACCAAGCGAGGTAGCTGCTAGCAGAAATCCAAATTATTCTTCAGTTACTTTATATTCTGAAACAGAGGAGAGCCTAATGAAAAAGACACAAGAAATTATGGAAGACGATTTAGTCAAAGAATTTGATACTTCTAAAGAAGTAGAAATTGAAGAAGAGGAAGAAGTAAGTAAAGTATCTTCTAATCCTTATGAGCTAATTCCTTTTATTAATCTTTTAAGTGCAGAAACAGCTTATGTTAAAAATGGTTCGTATGCGAAATACGAAGGAAAAAGGTACCAAGTAACAAAAATTGCTACTGCCCAAAACCCTATTTTTCAATTTTTAGAAGTTGACTTAAATGGTAAATCATTAGATAATACAGTTACAATTTCTGCTGAAAATTTATCAGTAGTAAATTTCTGGGATATAGGATCTAATTACGATCTTGAAGTAGTATCTACAGAAACTAAGAGTTTAACAGACTCTGAGCGTCAAACTATTAAAGATCGCTTTAAGTCTTTAATTAATATTTCTGAACAAGAGCTTTACGCAGTAAAAGATAAAGATACTGTTAAAAATAGTGAACTTTTACAAGAGAAGCTTAATAAAACACTTAATCTAAAAACTACACCATCATCAGAATGGAATGACACTAATTATCATATAGCAAATATAATGCTTAAAAATATTGAAAAGCTTAAGAGTATTGACTGCGAAGATGGCGAAGAAACTTCTAAGAATCTAGCCCTATTAGTAAACGGTCATAAGACTACTAAGACTATAAAGGAGAAAGAAACAATGGCAACCGAAAATATTGGTGAACCAATTGTACTAGAGACTGAAAAGAAGGCTACTACTACAACTGAAACAGTGGTAGAGAAGTCTGACGTCTCAGTAGTAGTTGGCGATAATAGAGCAGAGAAGCTAGTCCAGAAGGCTGGTGAGACTGTAATGAAAGAAGCTGACGAAGTTGATCGTAGAGGTGAAGTATCTCGCCAGACTCGTGAAGAGTTAGAAGAACTAAAGTCACAGATTTCAAAGTATAAGAACGAGATTAAGGCTATCACTGATAGTAAGAATGTTTATCAGGAGCAGAGTCGTAATACCTCACGCTTCACTGAGAAGCAGATGGCTAATGCTTTCCTACTAGCTAAGGCTATGAATCGTCGTGACGTATTTGATACTAAGCTTGGTAATCAGATTAAAGCCGTTACATCCGTTGATCAGTTCCTACAGAACTTCTCAACTAACATCTACGAAGAAATGGAACAGCAGCTAGTAATTGCTCCAATGTTTGATCGTATTCAGGTTGATGCTAAGACATTCCGTGTCCCAGTAGCAAACGAAGATACTGATGACTTTGTGGCTCAGTTTGCTTCCGGAACTTATGCGACTGGTATTGGCGATCTAACTAACGTCCCAACTTCCAATCAGCATGCAATCTCATCTGTAGATTTCACACCACATAAGTTCATGGTAACAACTCACCTAGCCAAGGACGAAGAAGAGGATACAATTCTTCCTCTAATCGACTTCCTACGTCGTGCTGCTACTCGCCGTCTATCACGTTCTATTGATAAGGCTATTCTACGTGGTACTGGCGCACTAACTGGCTTCACTGCACAGCCAGCTACTACTTCAACTTATGCATCCGTTGTTAAGGGTATTATTACCATGGCAAACCAGGTTGCAACTGACGGTCTATCAGTACGTACAGCTGACGCAACTACTAAGGCTTCTGCCGCAAATATTGCTTCAGCCCGTGCTAAGATGGGTAAGTATGGTCTACAGCTAGGTGATCACCTAGTATACCTAACTACAATCGAAGGTTACAACGAGCTTGTAACAACTTCCGATTTCCGTACTGTTGATAAGTTCGGACCAAATGCTACTTACCTAACAGGTTCAGTAGGCGCTGTTTATGGTATCCCAGTGGTAATCACTGAGTTCCTAGATAACGTTGGTTCTAACTCAAATAGCATCGGTGCTCTAGTCTATAAGCCTGGCTTCATGATTGCTGAGCGTCGTGGTATTGAGATCGAGAGTGAGTACGAGCCACGTCAGCAGGTAACTGCTATGTATCTATCAACTCGCTTCGACTTCAAGGCTCTATCAACTGTCGGTAGTGGTGCAAACGTTTCTACAACTTACGCATACGCTTCAACAATTAGAACACTAGCCTAATAGGATAGATACTAATTAAATTAGATAGAAGAGGGAGGCGGGTTAACCTACCTCCCTCTTTTACTATAAAGAAAGGATAAAAAAAATATGTTAAAAGAAATTATACATCTAGATGATGAAGCGGAAGCTCGTAGAATCCTAATGAGATTAGGAAATGGCTTATCACAGGTAGATTCATTTATTCTTGAATGGAAAGCTGCTAAAGAAGAAGCTATGCCTGTAGTAAAGGTAGCTCCTGTAGTTACTCAAAAAGTAGTAACAAATACTAAAATAGAAAAAGTAGTTGTAGCACCAGCACAGATTAAGGTTGAGGATACTGAATAATAGGGGGTACTTTTATGTCTAGTTATGGTAGATACCCATATATTACAATAAATCAGGTAAAAAATTACTTAAATATAACAAGTTCGAATGAAGATGCAAGATTAGGTAATCTTATGTCATACGCTTGTGCAGCTGTAGAAAACTATATAGGTTTTGAAGTTTTAAGTAATAATTACTCAGAGACTTTTGATGGTGGTAGAGCCTCAGTATTTGTATCAAGGGTTCCCTTACAAACTGTATATGCAGTAAATGAGTATGATGGTTACGCTTACAGACGTTTAAGTAATCCACAAACTGATGGGTCTTCTGTAACTAGATTAGATTCTGGTAATTCAGTATTAACTAATTTTGGTAATCCTAAACTTAAGTCAAGATTTAAAAAATTTGGAGATGCTTCTGTACTATTTAATGGTAGTACTGACTATTTATCTACTGGGGATTCGGATAATTGGTATTTTGGAGATAGCCCTTTTACTATTGATTTACAGATTAGATCTAACTCTTACAGCTCTAATCAAACTTTCGTGTCACAAGTAGGAGACTCAAATAACTATTGGTCTCTTGGGTTTGATACTACTAATGGTTATACTTTTAGAGCATTATCTAGTGGAATAGAAGTAGCTAATGTAACCCATGCTAATACTACTGGTTATATAGCTAACTCTTTTCATCATGTTGAAATAGCAAGAAGCGGTTCAACTTTTAAAATATACAGAGATGGTGTAGAGCTTGGGTTACAGAATACTGCTAATGTTATGCCTGATATTAATGGTCGATTAGAGATAGCTAGGCAAAATACAGATCCTTCATATAATTATTTTAAAGGATTTATGGATGAACTAAGAATTTCTTTAGTAGCTAGACATACTGATGACTTTACTCCTCCATCATTCCAACACTCAACTGATGATAATA